AGGGAATCGCCGCGCAGATCATCAAGCGTTGGCCTAATCACCTTAGCACAGGAGTTACTGTCCATGAAGCTTGACGCACAGTTCTTTTACAATGCTATCAATCGCGGTACTGCGCCCATCGTTATCGATCCAAACTCATCGGAGACGATTGACGGTCGCTCTACGTTCACGCTAGGTCTTGGCGAGGCCGTGCGAGTGTTTTGCGACGGAACCGGCTTCTACACGGATGCATCGCGCGGGAAGCTCGTCGAATTGGCGCGTGTGACGAACCCGAATGCGGCCACGGTCGATTTTGACTTCTCATCCGGCTGGCCATCGGATTTCAGCGAATTTGAAGTTTACCTCGAGGACGTATCTCCCGCGACGGACGACGTTTATCTTGGGATGCGCATTAAGACGACTGCATCGCTCACTGTTCAGACGAGTGGATATTTGTATGGAGCGCGGAATCAAGGCGCGGGTGGCGGAGCGGATATGGGGGCCACGATCGACAGCGTATCCGATAGGATCGCATTGACTCGACCGGGAACTGGCCTCGGAATAGGTAATGCTACTGGCGAGGTCGCGAATGCCATCGTTGCGATCAATGCGCCAAATTCCACCAAAGTAAAACAAGCACGATTCACCAGTACGTATAATCGTTCGTCTGACGGCGTAGTCCAATATGTCGATGGCGCCGGTTATTACGGTTCAACGAGCGCATGGACGGGCATCCGCTTTTTAATGTCGAGCGGCAACATCGCCAGTGGGACGTTCGTTCTTTACGGGCGGCGGAAGTAGCCATGCGTAGCGGCAGGCTCGACCAGCAGATCACGGTGCAGCGCTATACCCGAGTCGTCGACGAGGGTGGCGGATCGATCCTAACCTGGACCGACCTTGTCGCGCTGCGCGCGCAGATTATCCAGGCGACCACCGAGGAATTCATGCGCAGCTATGGCGCATCCAATGAAACCGCCGTGATCTTCCGCACCCGCTATTTTGATGACGTGCAGACGAAGGATCGCATCGTCTACGACGGCGTCAACCATAACATCAAGGAAGTTAAAGAGATCGGCCGCGGTCGTGGTCTCGATATCCGCACGGTTGCCATCCAGGCCGAGCAATGAAAGGCGCGAAACCCCAGATGCGCACCGCATCCAATGCGGTGAAGAAAGCCCCGGCTGCGCCGTCCTGGTTGTCAAAGGATGGCCGCGCCGAGTGGTCGCGTGTGATCCCTGCCCTCGTGGAACGCCGCATCCTTACCGACGCCGACATGGGCGCGCTGGAAAACTATTGCCTTGCCACCGGCCGCGTTCGCGAACTTGAGCGGGCGATCCAGAAGAATGGCGTGGATCCTATCCTGTGTCGCTTGCAAGACAAGGCGATGGCCACCGCCCGCCAGTTGGCGGCAGAGCTTGGTCTGACTCCTGTTTCTAGAAGCCGGCCCTCCGTCCGCAATGATAATGACGACGACGAAGACAATCCGCTTGATTGCTGACACCTACCCTCACTGGCTTTTCGACGACTCGCCAATCGACGATCCTTTCGGATACGGCGAGCGCGCTGTCACGTTCCTGCGCCGGCTGAAGCATCCCAAGAGTACCGCACCGAAGCGCGCCTTCCAGTTGGACCCGTGGCAGGAGCGTATCGTCCGGCGCATCTACGGCCCGCGCCACGCCAATGGAACGCGCATTGTAAAGACTGTGGTATTGTTGCTACCGCGCGGCAACCGGAAAACCTCATTCTCCGCTGCGCTGAATCTACTTCACACGATTGGCCCCGAGCGCAGGCCACGTGGGGAAGCCGTGTTTGCCGCGAGTGACAGGGCGCAGGCTGGCCTGGGGTTCGCTGAAGCCGCCAGCGTCATCCGCGAAGACAAGAGGCTTGTTGCGGCGACCAAGATTTACGACGCGCACAACAGCGTGAAGAAGATCGTTTTCAACAAGGATGGCTCTTTCTTAGAGGCAATCAGCGGCGAAGGCGCACCGGCCCACGGTCGCACCATTGCTATGGCGCTCTGTGATGAGTTGCATGTTTGGAAAAATGCCGAGCTATGGAAGGCGATCAAATCGTCCCTGCCGAAGACGCAAGGGTCGCTTCTAATCGTCGCCACGACGTCCGGGCGCGGTAACGACAACATCGCCTTTGAAATCGTCGACCACGCCAGGAAGGTTGCCCGCGGCGAAATCGACGACCCTTCGATGCTCCCGATACTATTTGAAACCGATCCCGATGCGGATTGGCAGAACGAAGCGCTCTGGTATCGCGCCAACCCCGGCCTAGCTTTGGGATATCAGGATATTGAGGGCTTGCGGCAACTTGCGAAGGAAGCCGAAGCCAGCCCGACAGCGCGAGATACGTTTCGCCAGTATCATCTAAATGTCTGGCTCGATCACTCCACCTCTCCCTTCGTCGAGATGAGCGTTTACGACAAGGGCGCGCGACCGATCCCCGACGACATCGATGGCCTGCCGTGTTGGATTGGCTGCGACATGGCCACGACAACCGACCTTGCGGCGGTGGTGGCCTGTGTCCGGCGCGATGACGAATACATTCTGCTACCGCAATTCTTCTGCCCTGAGCACGATCTGCGCAAGCGCGGTGATCGTGACGGCGTGAATTACGTAAGCTGGGCGAAGGGAAAATACATCAAGCCGACGCCTGGCAACGCGATCGATCCGCGAGCAATCGAGCAACATATCCGTTCCCTGACAGAACGGTTTGACGTTCGGGAAATCTGCTTTGACCCTGCCTATGCCAGCAATGTCATGGGACCGCTCACCGACGACGGGTTCCCTACTGCCACACTCCGGCAGGGCTGGGTGACCCAGTCCCCTGCCCTCAACGAACTTGAGCGCGTGATCGTCGAGGAGAAGTTGGTCCACGCCGGCAATCCTGTTCTGCGCTGGTGTTTCTCTAACGTCGCCATTCACACCGACAGCGCGGGCAATCGCGTGATGCACAAGGGCAAGAGCACCGACCGCATAGACGGTGCGGCTGCATCCTGGATGTCAGTATCGCGGGCGGCTGCGCATCAGGAAGGTAGCTTCTACGACCGCGATGACTGGAGCGATGACGATGGCTGGATCTGACGATGACGAGGTTAATCGTCAGGTTGCCGACCTCACGTTCAAGGTACGCCGCGAACTGGTTGCAGCCATCCGCACCGAGGCTGACAGGATGGCCGATGCCGTGAAGGCCGCCGCGCCGGTCAAGACTGGTACGCTGCGCGATAGTGTCAAGGTGCGCCGCACCCGAAACGATCTAACCCTGTACGTCACGGCAGGCGGCGCAGCCACGACGAAATATTACGATCGCAGCACAGGCTACGAGCGCGAAGTGATCATCGACGGGCGCAGCAACGAAGGTATCGCCAAGCAGGCAGACGGTGCCGGCGTTTCCTACGACTATAGCCAGGCGATTGAGTTTGGCGCAACGGACCATCCGGCAGAACCGTTCTTCTATCCAACCATCCGCGCGATGGAAGATGAAATCAACGCCAATATTCAGGCGGCAATGGAGAAGGCATTTAATGACTGAAATCACTTGGGCCGGCGGCACGCATAACTTTGACCTGCGCTCGCCTCGCATTCGCTGGCAACTTGCCGCCGCACAAAATCCATTCCCCGGCCAATACGGCAGCACGCCCGCCGCGGCCATGAAGCGGTTTGATGAATCTGTGTTCTCACCCGATGACGTCGAGACCGTGTTGCGTCTCGGCCTGATTGGTGGAGGTGCAACGAGCGAGGAAGCCGACGCGCTCATTGCCGAGCGCGTTCACGGTCAGGCGATGGGTCCAAGTGCGAACACCGCGTTTGCGGTCCTGGCAACTTACTTTTTCGACGATGAGGACGCGGCCTGATGCCGGCTTTGACGTGGCGCGTTGGCGCCAACCTCGACGACTTCAAGCGCCAGATGAATGAGACGTCGAATCTCGCCAGCGCTGCGGCGAGGAAGGTCGCGCAGCAGTTCCTTGAGATGAACAAGGGCCTTGCTTCCGCCGCAGGTGCTACAGCCTTCAACAACGCTGGACTCGCCGCGTTGCGGTTCGCCGGCAAGATCGCGCTTGTCGTCGGCGCGGTGAAGTTGATGGGTGACGCAGTTGGCGCTGCGCGCGACCAAATCAAGCAGATGGTCGACATCGCCGACAAGGCGGCGGGTGCGAACTTCTCCCCGGAGTTTTGGCAATCATGGGTCAACGGCGCGAAAGGCGCGGAGAAGCAAGTCGACGCCTTTGAGGGCGCGCTGAATCACGCCTATCAGGCATTAAAACCCGTCCTGAACCCTGACTGGTCGGTTTGGGACGATGGCTTGACGAAGGTTACTGCCGTTGAGCAAGCCATGCGCGAGATGCGCGAGCTTTTCACCACGGATCAGGACTTCTCCGGGTTCACGCTATTTAAGAACGCGCAGACGCAGGATCAGCAAACGCTCGCCGTTCTGACCTACATGAAGCAGCTTCAGTCTATCGGGCAGGACGTCGCCGCGATGGACCTTGGCGAAAAGCTGTTCGGCGCGTCCTTCGTCGACAAGATCAGGACCGGCCAGACGTCGGTGGATGACCTTCTCGACAATATGAAGGTGAAATCCGCCGACGCCTTCTCCAACGAGATCGTAAAGCGGGCCAAGGCGCTCGACGACGAACTGAACAACGCCTGGCGAACGCTGTCGCAGAATCTGCACCCGTCGCTGGAAGCTATCGACAACATCGTTCTCAGCATCAAGGGCGAGTGGGTCAAGATCGTCCAATTGATGGGCGATGCCGTCGCGTTATCTAACAAGATCAGGCCCGGCAGCGGCCCGAGCGG